TGCCGTGCTTCTGCCCGTTCCAGCGCCTTTTGCGGGCTTATGGCGGCGATCGCGCCGTCAATGGCCCTTTGTATTACCCCCACGCATACACCCCCTTAAACAGCAGGAAGAAGCGCCCCTGCGGGCGCTCCTTCCTGTTCGTGTCTGTCTATTCAGATTTTCACGCTACTAATTATAGCGGAAAAAACGGGCAATGGCGGGCAATCTTTTATAAATCCCTGGGCATGATCCGTTTTACCCGGTTGCGCCCGCCGAACTTCTTTGCCGCTTCCAGCCGCGCCACCATATCCGCCCAATACTTGATCGTGTTCCTGATTTCCGCCAGGTCTGCCCGCGTCAAAGTCCTGCTACCGATCGTGTATGACTGGTTCGTGGTACAGGCCAATTCCGCTTCTAACCATGCGTCAAGGTGTTTCTGTGCGATTTCAAGAGTAATTCCCGGCATTATATGATCCCTCCACTTGTCCGGCGCTTCCGCCGTTTTTTCTTCACCTGCGGTTGTTCTTCCGGTTTTTTCAGCGGCACTTGCGCGATCTCAATAGCCGCCGCCGCGTAGTTCCTACAGTCTAACGCTTCGTTTCGCTTGTGCTTATAGTCTTTTATTTTCCACTCAAACACGGGCCGCCCCTTTTTGTATGTCAGCACCTGTTTTTCTGCCGTCAGGCCAATAAAGAAACTTTCATCATAGCCCCGCCCTTCATCCTTTGGGAAATGGCAGTAGCCCGGCCCTTCGTCTTCCAGTAACAGGCGTTGCAGAAGCAGGCTTTTTCCGGTGCTTACTCCCAGTTCAAACAGATACACCCCTTCGCGTGTACTGCTCTTTTTCGGTTTCTGGATATATGCCGCTTGGCTGTTGTTGCTGCCCCGTATTGCACGCAACCCCCGCGCATACCTGATTTTGCAAAATTGGTATACCTGGTTCGTGAAGTGTCCGCCTACGTCCATACAGGTACAAATAATTTTCAGCTTCGTTCCGTCCGGCTTTGTGAACGTCTGGGCAAGAAATGCGTCCAGGTCTTTCCATACCTGCCCTTGCTTCAAATCCCCGTAAATTGCCGCGTACTTTATGCCCCAGCTTTCATGCTCCACGCCCCAGCCCACCACTTCCACTTCAAAGCGATCGTCCTGCGTGTCAACGCCCGCTGTCAGGTACAGGACTTCCGGCGGAACTTCGCAATTATAGCGTTCCCGGCGCTTCATAAGAGCGCTTTCGTCAACCTCCGTCCCTTCTTCCTCCCACGTCTGGCCCATTTTCGTGTTTGTCCAGGACTTCAATTCTTCTATGTTGCCTTTCTTCTTTTCCTCATTCGCAAGCAGGAACTTTTCCACAATGTCCCGCCAGCGGGCCAGACTTGATCCCAGGGCGTTAAGGTGGAAACCACGCACGGGATTTTCTGGATCTGCGTGTATGTATTTTCCGTTTATAAACCCCTTTTTCCATTCCGCTTCCGTTGCCAGCGCCGCGCACTTGCTACAACAATACTGGATTGTGTCCAGATTGTCTTTGTCGAACACAACCCCTTCCCACGTCAGCGGCTGCAATTCCCCGCAATGCGGGCACGGCACGTTCCATTCCCCTTGTGAACTGTGCTGGTATTCTAATTCTATCCTGGAAGTGCCCTTGTTTCCCGGCGTGGACACATATACTTCCTTGCTGTTCCAGAAGGTTGTAAGCCGTTCGGATGCAAGGAAAAGCGGATCGCCCTCGGTTCCCGCCGTGGCCGGGTATCTGTCCACTTCGTCCGCCAGCAGCACTTGCACGGGCCGGGACGCAAGGGAACTGGGGCTGTTTGCTCCCACAATGGCGATACTTCCGCCGGGGAACACTTTTTCCAGGATTGTATTTCCGGCTCCCCGCCGATCGCTTATCATCCCCCGCAACACTGGCGTTTCCTGTATGGATTTTGCCAGCCTGTTTTTAGAGAAACTTTCTGCCATCGTAATTGTGGGCTGCATCATCAGGATCGGAACCGGGTCATAGTGCATATAATACCCCACTACGTTTACCAGTGTTTCCGATTTTGCCACCTGGGCGGAAGACATAACCACAGTTTTTCTGATCCGCACGTCCGAAATGCTGTCCATGATTTCCCGCATATGCGGCACTCTATCCGTTCGCCAGCGCCCCGGCTCTGCCGCCCCCTGCGGTATCCGGCGATACCGATCCGCCCAGTCTGACAGGCGCATTTCCGGCGGCGGTTTCAGCCTTGCGAAAATGCGCTTAAATACCGCTTTCGCCTGTTCCTCCATCCGGCGTTCTTTCCTCCATTTCCGCAAGTAGCCCGTCAAAGTCTGCCAGTTCTTCTAACGCTTCATCCGTTGCCCGTTTCAGCGCCTGGAATATTTCCATTTGATCCGTTTCTACCGCCAGCGCCGGACTTTGCTTTACCGGAATGTTGCGGATCTTCTGGCGGAACCGCAGAAGCATTTCCACCATGACTTTTTCCACGTCCGCCGCCTGTAGAACCTCCCGGCGCATTAGTTGCAGATCCAGTTCTTCCCGCTCCCGCTTCGCCCGCGCCAGCTTCGCCCGTTCCGTGTTATAGTCCACGGCTTCTTCCGGCGATCCGTCCTTTTTCAGATACTCAATATAGCGGTGTACGCAATCCTTCAAGTTGTACAGGCCGGGCCGGGCTTCCGCAAGTACGCCCTTTTGCCGCAGCTGCCGCACGCGGCGATCC